TAATTCTTTTAACTTCTCCAGGGTTTCAATAGCTTTAGAGAACTGCGTCATACCGACAGCTTTAAAGTCCAGCGCCATTTCTCCGGCTTGGGATAATTTATTAAAATCTAGTTTCGGGGCTTGTTGTTTAATTTTTATCGGCTGGTTAGTAGCCGGGTCAAGAATTTCTACCTCAACCTCTTTAAGCCCGATAATCCTATCAATCAATACTTGGTTAAAGAATTTAGGGTTAAACAGAATTCTAAACATATCTTTTAAGAACGGCTCGATGTAATCTCTCTCAATAAATCTGCCGACTTTCAAGAAGCGATTGTCCACCATTCCTAGCTTGGCTTGATACTCGCCTAAAGTCTGCCCGGAGTTACCGCCTATCTCTTGAGCGCCCTGTGTCTGTCTTAATACCCCGCTGGCTTCTTGATCGAACTGGTCAAGCAAAGTCAGTCCTTGAATAATCTGACCTAACGCCGACACGCCTTGTCTAGTCAAATACATTGCTTGCTTGGGGTCGCCTTTAAAAAGCCAGACTGCCATAGGCTTGTATTCTATTGAAGCTGGGTCTTTAATCTTTGAAGCATCTACTGCGGCAATATCCATAGAACAGAGTTTAAGGCTGTCAAAGCCCAGGTTAATCATTGAGTTAGTCAACTCTTGCAAGTCCAGGGTGTTCTCACAAAAGCCTAGTCCGTAGGTGTCATAGATACGAGGCTTTATCCGGCAAGGTCTGATAGGGATAAATCCGTATTCGTTAATGTCCTCACGGATTTTTACTTTGTTATTGACTACAACGATAATCTTGTCTACTACCCGATACTTCTCGATAGTTTCTTCGCCCGAATCATCAGTAAACTTTTCTTTAGCCTTTCCCCAATACTCAACGACATTTACTTCGTTCCAGTCTTTAGAAATAGTTACTTGGCTAGTTCCGTCTATGCCTCTGATAGTAACTAAATCTTGCTCTCCCTTGTCTTGTCCGGCCTCTACGCCAGCGTCAATGACTTTCTGGATTGCTTCTTTGGTGTAAAGCGGGTCGCCGCTATCAAGTTCGGAGATTAATTCTTGAATAGACTTCTTATACTCATCGCAGACATACTTGGGATTCCACTTATAACCGCAGGAAGGGTCGAAGGAAATCTTGTAAGCTGACCGCCAAACAAATTTTAAGCCCGTAGCCTTACCTTCACTGTCGTAGTCAATAAGAGTTTTGATAAACCCTGTTCCGATGTCACAGCTTTCGTGCATTACAAAGTCATTCTCAAAGTAGAAGTTACCCCGGTCTAGGGTTACATCGAATAAGTCCATTAAGTAGCCGGATTCTTCTTTGTCATTCTTCTCTACACCTGCGATATTGAAAAATCTCTTCTGGCCGAAGAGCATCTTGTCAAGGTAAGCGAAAGCGGTTTCGGTCTTTTTAGCCTGCTGGGGAATGAAGACTTTAGACTGCCAATCTTCTTTCTCTTTCCATTCGCTAGGGTGGACGCACCTAATCTGCTCGACAATCCTATCCCAATTATTCTTAAACTTATCCCGGTAGTCAGTAGCGGCCTTGTGGTTGCGGGAAACAAAATCAACTATCTCGCTCTCAGGGTCAGTAACAACAGTTTTTTTAACGCTAGCTTTCTTTGAGTAATCTTTTATTTTAGGTTTCATCTGGTCAATACCGCCTCTTCTGTGCTTCCTTGTCTTTGGGTCTTATTGTCTGCCCGGAGGATGTTCGGGCAACTCTGCCGGACTGCGTATGGAGCAAAACAGCGCTGGTTGATGTAATGGTCTTTACTTCCACAAATCTCTTTTGTCCCGCAATAAAATTTCTTAGGTTCTTTATCCATTAGTAGCCAGCCGCTCCTGAAAATTTATGTTGCTTAAAAGTAAAATTACTATTCTTCTCTGGGAATGTCGCCTGTAAATCCTGTTCTAATATCCTGGCTATACAATCAAACATATCGTCGTGTGAACATACTGGAAATGTTGAATATTCATTATCAATAAACTCTCTGATAAAATCGTGTTCCTTTCCGTCAACACTAACAAAAATTATTTTCTTGGGTAGATAGAATCTCTTGTTTTCAAATACAGGCACAAGCCTGCGAATCCTATCTAGCTTTGACATTGACCCGCCAAGTGGAGTTATCTCAAACCTGTATTTCCTCTGCTCCTGAACAAACTGAATATGCTCAATATCACAACTCAAGCCATACTCTTCATAGCCGGTATTCAAAGGATTCCATTTGTTATATAATTCAAATAGCTTGTTTGTCCGCTCTGTTAAATTCAACCTTTCCCTAATCCCATCAAGTAAGTAATAATTTTTATCAGCACCTAACCCAATTACAGCCATTACTGTGAAATCATTATTCAATTTCTTTTTACTGGCTGAATCAACCAAGATAAAAATATTCATATTATCCGTATCGGCTTCTACATAATATTTAAGCCAATCTGGTTTAAAGCCCATTACATTATCCGCAAGTGGATTTTGTAATAACTGACAGGAAGCAACATAACTACCCATATCGTTGACCTTTTTATCAAATTGCTGTTGAGTAAGTAAAACTGGCTTACCCCCTAAAGTCCCATTATCAGTTGCCGGATAAATTCTTGGGATAGCTGAACCCCTGTCCATAATTGTTTTGTAAGTATCGTTTGAATGGTAACGAGTTCCTTCGTGTCTGCGCTTGCAATCCTGTGAACCTAGATTAAGACTTAATCCCCAAGCCTCCGTAACTTTTGCAATCATTTCAGGAGTGCTAACTGATTCTTTAGTTACCACATCGTTGTAAATCAAATGGCTAAAGTGTTTTGATGTAGGCTGGCCGTCAACTAATCCCCAGGCCTCAACCGTGCTTTCTTTAGGGTTGTTATTACGCTTAACGATAATTCCGTCATCTAAAGACCATCTAGGGCTTTCTTTTGTCGGATTCTGATATAAAATCTCTGGGAATAAGTCTTTTAAGAAGCTATTTATTTCTAATTCCCGCTTGATCTGCGTAAGGAAAGATTTAGCTATCGGTCTTGTGTGGCTGAATATTCCTACTGTTATTTCCGGGTCATTTAGAATATCTTGGATAGTCTTTCCAAAAGTAATGATTGTAGACTTATAATGTTCTCTAGCCCACAAATCTAAATATCCATCAGGATTTGCTTCAACTTCCCGGCATCTTGCGTAAAGCCAATCTTTATTTATATCTGACCTTTTACAAGCTATGAGAATGAGAAAGAACAAATCTTCCCGGCATAATCTTCTTAATGCTTCTGTATCGCCGGATTCCAAAGTTTCTTTGTAAAGTTGACAAGAATCTAATCTCGTTAAATTAGAGCAGAGCATCTATTCTCTTGAAGAAGTTTTACTCTTTCGTCTAAATCTGTCTTGTTAATAGTGATATTAGTAATATGCTTTGAATTATCAATAAGCGGCTGCGTGCCCTCTAATTCTTCTTTTAAATCTTCCATTAAAGTCATCGGGCTATATTCCAAATCTTTGTCAAATTTCTTGCTTATCCTCATTTGGTTTTTAATAAACAATATCCTATTGACTTTCTCGTGGTCTTTAGTTAGTTCAAGAGCGTTTTTTAAGACAGTAGAATTTTTATAAATTATTCTATCTATTGTCCTTATGGTTAAACCCACTTTGTCCGCTATCTCTTGTTTAGTCTTACCTTGCACTAGTAAAGAGCAGATATGAGCATCCCTTATTTTCTTTTTAGTTTGTATCTCTGGTAGTTTCATTTTTTCCCCGCCAAAATTAGTAGGGGGCTAAAATGGGCTTTAAATAACTTTATCCCACGCCCCTACATAGTATTGCGTTGCAAATGGGCTATATGCAACTTTCCCCCCTTAAAAATCTTTTCTTTGCTTTGCTTAATTGCGCCCGGACATTACACTCTGAACAACCACAAACCCTAGAAATCTCTAGGTTTGTAAGCCCTTGCACCCTAAAATCTACGATTAACTTCATTTTTTTAGGCAAATGGTCAAAAACATACAGCCAGTTATCCATTTCCTCAATTACCTGCCAATTATCTTTCTTAAGCTGGAACATAAGCAACTTCTCATCCATTCAGTAAACTCCTTTCCGGGTAGCCATACCAAAAATTCTCATTAAACCCCTGCTGTAATCTCTTAAGGTGCTTTTCAAATGCTTCGCAAGTCCTTACACTCCATTCCCCTGATTGGTTCTCAAAAGACAGCCAGTCTAAATCGGCTTTCTTCATTAACCTTCTGCCTGTTAAGATTGCTTGTTTGTCCATATTCCTCCCGCTGTAAACAAAAAGCCCCACACCCAAGACTTTAACTTGGATATGGGGCTATGATTTGGTGTCGCCCGGTTGATCTAAATTATGTGTTCTTTACTTCTTTTCCGCCGAAATCTGAATAGCCGGTTCAATCTCTGGTGCGTTTAGTGGTCTACCAGAGCAATAGTCGCAAAAGTCCTCGCCGTCATAGATACCTAGCCTTGCTAGATTAGCCGAGAAAGCACAAGGGAATAACCTGCCATTAGACAGAGTAACATTCCTTGAACAGCAGTCTTTAAACATTTGGTCTAGTTCTTTTTGTGTTCTTCCTTTTTTCTCCGCCTTTCCGCAATCCGTCCATCTAGGTTTGACTATCTGGTAAGCTACTTTGTCTGTATCGAATAAGTCTTTAATGATATTTAGCTTTTTAGATAGCTTCCCGTAGTCTGTAACCTGAACAAAGACTTTAGGGTTGATTAGTAAGTGTGTGCTTGGAACAATTGTTCCGTTTGTGTATATGACTATCCTTTTTACTTTGGGGTCTTTAATCAGATAAGCCAAAAGCAGTTCCCACTCTTTGTTCATAAATGGTTCTCCGCCGATTATTCTAAACTCGCCAACCTTCCAGGTGTCTAGGATAGTTTTAGTATCTAGTATGACTTGGCTAATATCGCAATCCTTCGGGTTTTTGTAGTAAGGCATAAGGTTTGAACAATCCCTGCATTTTAAAGAGCACTTCTCGGTTATCATTAGGTCTAGGCTTCGTAAAAAGTAGGGATTATCCCAATTCCTGTTAGCATCTATGCAGTTCTCTATGCAAAATTGAGTGTATTTATCATAGGTTTCTAATTTTATTTCCGCCAAAATATCTGCGGTTTCTTCATTCAAGGTCTTGCCTTTAAGCTGTTCGTTGGCGAATTTAACATCACCCGTTGCAATATAGAACTCTGCTTTATATTTCTTGGCTTCTTCTACTGGCAAAACACCTTTAGAATTGTCATTATCACAAAACCCGTCAATTTTAATTCCTCTTGCCTGACATTCCCCATACAAAGCTTTACCCACTGCCCCTGCGCCGAAAATAATCTTACGCATATCTTCTTCTCCCTCTTATCCGGCAAACTAAAGTCAAGATTAAATAAAACCTAGCTTTGATTAATAA